GGCGTATCTTCGTCGCTGTCTTCGTTGTCGATTTCAGACGGATCAGTTTCGCTTTCGTCGTCTTCCATGCTTAGTTCGTGAAATACCATTACTAGTATATCGCGATATGGTTGGTCTACTAAGTGTAGATCCATTAAGTACACGTCTAGGTGATTGTTACGTAGTAGTTGTGCGTGGTACATAAACTGACCAAATGCATCTAATTCTTCGCTAATGTTTTCATTAGCATAGTCCTCTAGCATTTGTGCAGCTGCCATAAGCATCATCTGCGGAATCTGCTGCTTGGTGATATTTACTAGGCGTAGTGCCTTGCCTTCGCGTTCACGCATGATCTGATTGCGCTTTGCGCGGCTCCACGAATAGCCGCCGTCACCACCCCACAAGTCCCAAGCAACGCGACCCTTAGATGGGTAGCCCTCTTGTCCTGCGTAAAATCCGGTAGCTTGCTTGTCTGGTTCGTGACGAGAGAAAAAGCTGTACATTCGTAGTACTGTGCTAGCCGATAGTGGGTCACGGTCTTTTAGCTGATTTGCTCGTGCCAACCCTACCAGTGTACCACCAGGCTTGCCTTCGTCTTTCCACTTTAGTGCTCGCTTGGCTGCACTAGCCATGCCGCTAGTGGGTTTATAAGTTTTTGCCATGTTAGTCCTTGTATGCCATAATAATTTGTTTACACATCTTGCTGCGTACAATATCCGAGTCTAGGAATCTAACAACAGAGATGCCTTCTAAACCTTCTAGCCTGTGTACAGCATCTTTTAAACCGCTATCGGGGATGTCGGTTTGATCGGGGTCTCCACTAAGAATAACTTTACAGTTTTTACCAATACGCGACAGCAACATCTTAAACTCTGTTTTTGTCATGTTTTGGACTTCATCTACTAGGATAATTGCATTGTCAAAACTACTGCCACGCATAAAACCTAGCGGTTTAGGTTCTATATCCTTGCTTTTTAGTGCGTACTCGTAAAAGCCTTTACCTAGTGTGCGCTGAAACACGCTGTCAAACGGGTCTAGGTAAGGAGCATATTTTTCATCTAGCTCGCCTGGCAAGAAGCCTAAACCTCTGCCTGTTTCTACGTTAGGGCGTGTTAAGATGATTTTTTGAATACGACGGTGGAATAGTTCGCCTGCGGCATAGCTAGCGGCAACGTATGTCTTGCCTGTACCTGCACTGCCAATCCCAAAAACAACATCGCTTGTCTTAATTGCTTCCAAGTACTCGCCTTGGATAAAATTAAGTGGTTTTACGTCACGAAAACCATATTCGATTGGATTAGGTTGTGTTTGCTGTTTGCGAGCTTTCTTTCCCGATGAACTTGCCATATAGGTTCCTGGTTAATTTAAGAAATTAAGAACTGCTAGGAACATGATACTGATTGCTATGAAAAGCATACCAGCACCGGTTGCAGTCTCACGAGCTTTTTTGTAAACTACAAGAATATCCACGTAGCTAAAAAATACTTCTTTAAAAACAATTAATACTCCGGCAGCCATTAGTAGTTTATATGGCATTGTCATGGCAACCGGAAAGGTTAGGGACAGGAACAGTGCTATGACTATTCCCGCCACTAGTAGTAATTTGATTACTTGCTGTGTCATTTCTTCTCGGGTACTTTGGTACCTTCTAGTTTTTGGTGTACTTTGACGTCTTTGCACACTTCCTTCATCTTACCGGTCTTAGCGTCTTTTTGTTCAACACAAACACGTTTGGTCTCCGCGGCATAAATGCTGGCGCCAAAAAAGCTAATAAATAGTGCTAATAAAATGTTACGCATTTAAATCTCCGGTTGTGGTGGAAGTTGTGGGGCAGGCTTGCCACCAATCATTATGATTTGACCGCCACCATCAAATGTGTTTGTGGCAGGTACAAAAGCTTCAGTGCGAATCATTGGTGTTGGGCTGCTCACAGGTGCCTTAGCAGCTTTAACGTTTTCGTTAGCTTGCTTCATTACCGCTAGTGTAGCATCTACTTCTTCCTTGCTGCGGCCTGCTAACATAATACCGCTGAGTGTACCTGTTAAGAAAGTAGCAATAGGCACAATTAATTCAAAGAACTTTTGGTCAATAGGAGATATTGCATTTAGTGGTTGTGTTACAAATATAAGCGAGTATAGCACAACAAACACAATACCTGTTAGTGTAATAGCTAAGCAAATTCCAATAAAGAATTTAAGTCTAGCCATTAACTGTTCTTCAGTATATAAGAAAGTTGGTTGTTTATTTTCCACAGCCTACTGCTCCTTTTTGAGGTAGTTGTACTTGCACGTCTGCCGGCGGACCTAGTCGCGGATCGCGTTGCCCTTTAAACACATGTTCTGGGCAAGTACGTGTTACATCACATAGTGGCTTTTGACATTGAGGCGAGTCCCAGTTTGCAGGATTTTGGCAAGGATAACGAAAGCTATCTTTGCTAAAGTATATAACCGCAACGGGAATGGCTATTAGTAAGAATACAACCCACTTAACTAATTTTAAATCGTGCATATCAAGCTCCTAGCACATGCAGTGCGTGGTTGTAGTGCTTTATGCGATCGTCAAGTCCTATTGTACCACCATTGATCCGCTTGGTCAAGGTCAAAATATCGCCTGCATCAGCCCAGCGGTTTAAGCCGTTTGTCTCCCAAAACCAGCACGCTGACTGTGCAGCACCTTCAAACGTTTGCAAGTACTCGCTAGCTTCTTCTACACCAATACCTAAGCTGGCTGCAAACCAGCTGTAGTTATCTCGTCCAGTTAACTGGATAAGACCCCGACCACAAAAACGCCAGCCGTCACCACTAGACTCAGGACCGTTGCCCATGCGGTTAGCGTAAACGCGATTAGCAATCGCTTCTTGTTTGTTTGGCTTATTTGCATACTCTTGTGCTAGTTCGTCGGTTGGAAAATATTTAGGAAATATCTTACGCAAGCTCTGCCAACGATAGTTTAAGTTTTCACGTAGTGCTGTAAAGCCTGCTGACTCGTGTGAGCACTGCGCTATAAAAGCCGCAATGCGTTGTGGGGTATTAATCTCGTAGTCGGGTAGTAGCTGGCTAAGTGCACCATACCACTGGTCGATATACGGATTTTTAGGCAGCAGCTGCTTTAGCTGCGCTTTTGTTAGTTGCATTATTTTACCCCTTCGTAAATAATTTTTTGCTTTGCGTACCACTCAATCCAGCTGTCCA